GCAGTATTTGGAGTGTGTTGGATCGTTTGCCTTTCAGCTCATCCACAGTTGCACCGATCGCATCTAATTTGACGTTCATCGCGCCAATCTCAGTTTTGACATAGGTCATACACTCACCGATAACCGCGCCGGTCGCCATGTCGCCGTTGACCAGCACCGGGATCACGGCCTGATTAGGATAGATGCGCAAAAGCGTTTCCTTAGCCGTGTCAAATGACCCGCCGACATGCCCGGTCGCGCGATAGGCCCGGTAGAATGACTCGGCAAACCTGATCGCCGCCCGGTCCTCGATCTCTGCATCCATCGCAATGACCGGCACGTGCAGCGTATTGTGAATGGCAATGCCGACGCTCAGCGAGTCGCAGGCGTTGATAACAAAAAACTTGACCTTGCGCAGATTGCCGAGCATAGATACCAGGTCGCCCGCGTCCAGCGCGCCGTCGCCCAGTTCCAGCACCGACATCCCACCGTGCCCGCAGAAATGCACAATGTCGGCGTCTGCATCATGCAGCGCGCGCTCCAGACCGGCTCGGTCGAGCAGACCGTCGATGATCTCCAACGTCATGCCGGAGCCGATGCGCGACAATTCAGCGCCGTGTGCGAGGCTTGATGTAGGTGCGATGAACAATAGCCGCATTGTGTACCTCTTAATAACCGATTGCCGTGTTATGCGCCTGGATGCCGATGATGCGCCGGATGCTGGTCGCCGTCGCCAGCGCGTCGTTTTGCGCGGTGCGCGGCACGGTCGCCACGTCCAGCGCTACCGTCTCGACGCCGTTGGTCGTGACGCGCCACGTCGCCGCCGTGATCCACAAATCGCGGTCGATGCTGACCGCATGATAGCCGTCAGCAAAACGATGATGCCGCACGTTGATTTGATAGCCCGGATAGATCATGGTCGTGCATTTGGTAAGACTCAACTCGAAGAAGCGCGGCACGTCGCCAGTCAGTCGGTCCGTCGAAGTGCAGGAATGCGTCTCCAGCCAGTTGACTGCCTGGATCATCAGGATGTTGGCTGCCGATTGCTGCGCGGCGGTCGAATCATCCGCTTGCGCAACAATGTCGTTCCAGGATTTCGCTACCTCGATCCGGTTGCCAAGCGCGGTGGTAGCTGCCGGACGTTCGATGTAGTTATCCGTGGTGGATAGCGTGTAACCGGATGGTGGCTGCGTCGTGCAGTTCGCCAGCGTCACGCGCGAGCCGCCCATGCCGGAGCCATACGGATATACGCGGCTGCACAATTCGGAGGCGTCCTCGATCTCCGTGATAGCCGTGATTACGGCAATGTTGTCGTTGTCCTCCACGAGGATCGGATCGACGAACGAGCGCGCCGCGATGCCGCAATCCGTCTCGTCCTTGCCGAGCCACAGCACCTTGCGCTGCGTCGGCACGAGCAGCGCATCCGGTGACAGGATGAAGTTCTCGCCTGCCACTTCTGAGCAGCGCACCAGCATTTCCAGAACCGACTCGTCGGAGCATTGCAGATAGATGGAGTTGCCGCCGCCCGCTTGCAGGGATACGTCGTCCACAAAACAATAACTATTCGCCGCATCTGGAGAATAAAACACGAGCGACATGCTTGTAACATTCGCTGGCGTGGTAAATGTGTAAGTGATTTTGGTCCAGGTCGATCCGGTAACGCCGGAGTATAATAGTGGGCTAATGGGTTCTGCCGGCGTTGAATTATGCCAGATTTGCAAAGTTCCCTGATTCGTTCCGTCGCCCTTGGCCCAATATGATAATGTATATTCCGTAGAGCCTGTCACGGTATTCACGCTATCAACGTAACAATAATCTGTCTTACCGCCCGTGCTGCCGGTCAGTAATTTGACTGCATAACTTCCACCATGCGCACCCGTGACAGCCAATGCTTTGGCCTCAATACCATAGTGGTCAACAATCCAGCCTGTCCAGGAATCTTCTGCGGTATCATCTTCTGTTCCAGTAAAAACTTCAAAACCGCCATTTGTTATAATTTCCGTGCCTGTCAACGGGCGATTCTGCAACTCTCCGTAACCGTCACTATCAAATGTCCAGCTATTCGGCGCATAACCAAGGATGTCGCCTAGCGCCGTGTTAGTCGGCCCGAAGTAGATGATGCTGATGTCCTGGATGTCAACGTATTCGTTCGGATCGCCGCCGGTGAAGTTGATCTTGACCTTGTAAGTTATCTCACCTGTTCCTGGTTCCCACCCGCTGCAATCGGTGTCCGGTGCGAAGGTGATATCACCGGAAGCCGCAAAGCCGCCCGTGCCATCGGTCGGCGTGAAATCGGTCCAGCTATCATTTTTGGAGAACTGAAAACTGACCGTATGCGTGCTGTTGGTCTCCGTGCCGATGTTGATCGTTATCTTATGGAATTTGTAGATACTGCCGATGACGAACGGCGCACCGGCCAGGTCGTCACATTCGAGCCGCGCATAGGTGTCTGTGTCGCCCACATCATTGTCGTGCATCTTTAGCGTGGAATCAGCAGCTTCCGTCGTCGCGCCCGTTACGTATGACGGGTGCTCCCGTATCTCTGCGCGGATCGCCAGCCGGTCATCGATGATGCGATCTGCCAGCAGGCCGAGCATGTCGCAACCGGACACGTCCAGCAACGGACCCTGCTCCGTCTCGCGCATCTCGATGCGCTCGATGCGCCCGAAGCCGACACAACGGATGCCGTAGCCGTCAGCGTGCCAGCAGCGGGCAGCGCGCATCGGACGCACCTGCGCCGCCAGCGGGTCGGTCGCGGGCATCGAAAACGAGAACGCACCGGCGCGATTCATACGCGCGGTCGCCTGCCAGTCGGTCACGGACACAATCGGCCCGTAGCCCTGGATTTCGCCCCACGAATCCTCGATGTCCACCCACAGACGATTGCTCATGTCAGCGCGCCACTACCCGGATATCTGCTACGATGCGCCCGTCTGCCGTGAGTTGTGGCACGGCTACGAGGTCGCAATTGTGCTGCGCAAGAATCGCGCGCAGTGCCGCACCAGCCGCCTCGCTGCGCTGTTGCCGGTCAGCCTCCAGCATCGCCTGCGCGTCCTGCACCGTCATGTCGTTGTCTGTCATATGGCCTCCTTTATGTCAAGGTTCAATAGATATTTGTTGCGCTGCACCGGAGCCGAAGATTACCATGAGTTGCGTCTTGCCTGCGCCGTTATCGACTGCGTAGATTGTCGCCGTGTTCGCCGCACCGGTCGGTGCCGCCATCTCGCTGAGCCGGAAAGCCCCCGCTGGCAGCGCGGTCAATGTCGTGGAGGTGTTGCCAATAACCGTGGTGTTCGCGCCGAGGCCGATAGCTTGATAGCCTATGACGATGCTATTGGAGTCGGAGTCGTCCTTACCGCGGCAATGTGTACCAATGTAGATGCTGTTCTCCGGCGTCTCCAGTGCCGTCGCACCATCCGCATGATAGATTGCAGCGCCGAGGCCGATAGCTATATTATTAGAGCCTGTAGTGTTGCTCCCCAATGCGGAATTGCCGACCACGGTGCAGGATGCACCGGTTGTGTTGAAATACATCGCACCATAGCCGACTGCCGTGTTAAAACTTGCCGTGGTATTGTTTACGAGCGTTTCCGCGCCGAGCGCCGTGGTATAGTCGCCGGACGTATTATCCAGCATGGACGCATAGCCGATAGTAACATTAGATCTCCCCGCTGTGTTGGTAGACAACGCCTTGCTGCCGACTGCCGTGTTGTAGCTGCCAGTTGCAGCCGTCATTGCATTGTAGCCGATAGCGACATTATCCACAGCCGTCGTCGCTGCATCCAGCGCACCATAGCCGACTGCGGTGTTATAACTTGCCGTGGTGTTCGCAGTGAGCGCGAGGCTGCCAACTGCCGTGTTGTATTCGCCGGTGGTGGTGGCTGCCAATGCATAATAGCCGATGCCGGTATTGTGGTTCGCTGTCGTGGAGGCTGTCAGCGCAGACGAACCAACCGCCGTGTTACCGCTTCCTTCGGTACAGGCGTCGAGGGAGTTATGACCCACGGCTGTATTGTTTGCACCGGTTGTGTTGGCGTATAGTGCATGATAACCCGAGGCGATCATGTTGCTTCCGGTTGTGTTGGCGTATAAAGCCCCCATACCGATTGCAACATTATCATATCCTGTTGTGTTAGTGTATAACGCGAAAAACCCAATAGCTGTGTTGCCATAGCCGGTGGTGTTACTTACAAGCGACGCATAGCCAAAGGCCGAATTATAGCTGCCGTGATATGTCTCGGTCGCCGTACTGCCCATTGTGAAATTGCCCGCGTTGACACCGACAAAGGTGTTATAACCATCTGGCACTGCCGTATTGCCGGTCGGATGGTGAAAATTATGAATGAAGCGATCCGCCGCCTTGAAGATAATGCCGCTGGCGCTCGTGGTCGTATCGGCCAACGTCACGCCGACGGTAAACGGCTGCGCCGCAGCGGTTGCGCCGGTAGTCGAACCGTCTGGATTGAGTCCGGTGCCTGCGGTGATCGCCGCATCCAGTTCGCCCAGCGGTGAATTGAAAGTCGCCGCATTCGCCGCCGCGCCCACGGCAATCGGTGTATGGTAGTTCGTCGTCATAGCCTCAACTCCAACAATACTGGTAGCTAAAATCTGCGGTGCTGGTCGCGCCGCCGCCCGAGCGCGTCACGGTCACGTCGTTGCTGCCCGGTGCGAGTTCCAGCCAGTAATTAGACGTGTGCGACGCCGTGTTGACGGTCATGGTCCCCGCATCCGGCACGCCGTCCAGCGTCACCTTCTGGTTGCGCGCGTCGATCACCAGCGTCGAATCTGCCGGCAGCGTGCCCGCCCAGGCGATCCAGCAAATCTTGTCGCCTGCCTCGATGTACACAGATGCCGCCGTGATGGTGCTCGTCTTGGCGGTGATCGATACGGTGATGTAATGCGTCGGCGCGTTGCCGCCGTTGGTCAATGCCGTGTCATCATTGCCCGTTGCCAGCGTCAACGTCTCAGAGCATCCGCCGTCAAGGTACAGCCCATCGTCAAGCACTTCGCCGTCATCCAACACCCACGCGCCCGCGCAATAGTCCTCGTACCACGGCGTGTACACGGCAAATTGCAAATCAAGCGGCTGCATGGTCTTGCGCTGAATCTGCCACGGTGCACGTACCTGCATCAGCCGCGCATAGCACCAGTGCTCCGAGTCGTCATACTCGTTGAGCCGATACAATTTCGCCCGCACGCCGCGCAACGCCTGCCACGCCTTGAGCGCCGTCTGTGTGTTCGCGGCGCTGTCAACGATCCAGCACGAATAGGTCAGGTCATACGGCACGCGCAGACCCGCATAACCATTGCCAGCCAGATCATGCATCCCGCCCACCGCGGCGACTGCCGTATTCAGTGACGGACCAGTGCCATACGTGCCGGTGATGCGCGCCGAGGGCAGCGTCGTCGAGCCGAACTTGTAGATACGGTAGCTCATCTAGCCCCACCCATCCGCATGGTCGAAGGCGATGGTGGTATCTGCGCCGCCATAATGCGTGACGTATGCCGTGTTATTGCCGGGTTGCAATTCCAACCACCAGCCGTTGCCGTAATTGGTCGCCAACTTGACGCCGCTATATGCAGCCACGCCGTTGAGCGTCACCGCTGCGTAGTTCTGCCGCTGAATCACCTGTAGCACCTGCCCAGTCGGGACGGTGCCCTGCCACTCGAATTTGCTGCCCAGGTCGATTTGTACGATGCAGTTGATCGCTGGTGTAGCCACTGCCGTCATGCGAAACGACACATGGCGCGTCGCCACATTGCCGTTGTTGGTCAACGTGATCTGCTTCGGCACTATGTCAATCGTCGTCGTGACCGCGCCGCTAATCAGCGTTGCATCCAGCGTTGCGCCCGTATCAAGGCTCCAACCTGTACCGGTCACCGCGCCGTACCACGGCGTTTGCACCTGAAACACAATGTCCAGCGGATTGAGCGTCTTACGCTGCCATTGCCACGGATTGTAGACCTGCGTGCAGCGCGCCCAGCACCAGTTGAGCACCGAGGATACCTCGTCGGTGCGATACAGGATGTTGCGCGTCCCGCGCATGGCATACAGGTTTTCGAGCGTTGTTTGCGCGTCGGCCTCGTCGTCTACGATCCAGCAACCATGCGTCAGCGTGTACGGCATGTCCAGATTGCCGATGCTGGTCGAGTACTGGTCATGCAGCCCGCCGACCGTCGGTATGGTGGCATCCACCGTCGGCCCGCTGCCGAAGGAGCCGGTAAGCCGCGCGCACGGTAGCGCCGTCGAGCCGAACTTACTCAGCCGGTAGCTCATGGCGTCACGCCCATCGCCGCGGCTGCGCCGACCACGCCCTGCGATTTAGGCGCAGCCTGCCGCGCCATCCACGCGCCGATTGCCGCATCCACCGCGCGGGCAAAGACGGCTGACTCCTTCGCGCCCTCCAATAACCCTTGCTCGTAATAGACCCACGTCGTTGTGCCAAAGGCGATCATGCGCCCGGCGTAGTCCTTGCCGGTCACCACCGCATTGACGTTATTGAGATAGGCATCCAACACGCGCTGTGCGGCGTCGGCCTGCTGCGTCGGGTCAGCCTCGATGCCCCCGGAGATGGCCTGAAACGTTTGACTTGCCACGAGCGCACCCGCGTCCGCGACGCCAAGCTTACCTGCGATCATGTTCGCAAAAGCCGTCTTGGATTCTGACGCCGCTTGCTCGGACTGAATCTGCCCCACGAGTTGATCGACGTTGATGAGCCCTTGCACCTCCGGAGAGAACAACCCGCGCTGGAAGTCGGCCACAATGCGCGCGGCTGACTCCGGCGTAAGCCCGTACATCTCGGCCCATTGGCGCTCCTGGTCGGTCTCGATGCCGCCGACGGCCACGGCCTGCGCCCGATAGATGGCCTCGAAAGGTCCGTTGCTACCCGGCTTGAACATGTCGCCCGCGCCGCCCGTGAAGTCGAATAGTCCCTTACTGGCCGACTGCGCGGCTGAAAATGCACTCTCAACCTCAGACGCTACGGTGCTAACCGCTGACCGCATACTGCGCACATAGTCGTCAGCAATCTCGGCATTCGCCTCGGTCTCCAGGTTGAGGCGCGTCTGCCGTGAGCGCAGCAGACCCATCGCGCGGGCGTATTCTTCCTGCTTGGCAGACTCAGCGCCGGTGATGCCTTCGTATCTGCCAACCAGCGCGAGGCTGCGCGCCTTCGCGTTCCAGTCAGTGCCACCACGCGCCGCATTCAATTCGCGCATCGCACCTGCGGCTTCTCGTGCCGCATCGCGTGATATGCGCAATTTCTCAGCCATGTCCAGTTCAGCGCCGCCCGCTGAATAGGTCTGGGCCTCCAGTTCGGCGATGCGTTGGCGCAGAATGTCAGCCCGCGCCGCCGACGTGCCAAACTCGTCATTTGGATCAAACGGCTGCGCTTCGAGTTGCGCTAGTTCGTTCTTGGCAATCTGGAGTTGGCTGTTGAGTCCTTGTAGTGCAATTTCAGAATCGACGCTGCCCGCCTGAATCGCAGCCGTAATGCGGGATAGCGCATCTGCCATGCCAGCCTGCGTCTGCGATACCATCGGCGCAAGCCCTTCGCCAATCGCTGTTCTTAAATCCTGCCAGGCGGTTGTGAGTTGCTGCGTGCTGGTAGTCAGGTTATCCAGGTTGCCACCAGCCTGCTGAACAAGCCTGTCAACGCCGTCCAGCGTGCCTTGCAGGATGGCAAGTTTCTTCTCTTCTTCGGTAAGTTCGTTTACTGACTTGCCCAGCGACTTGGCAAAGGCTTCATTCGCATCGCCTAACTTGAGCGTGATGCCGGTATTGTCGATGAGCATCGGCGAGCCGCGCTTGATACCAGTGACGAGGCTGTTGAACAAAAACTCGGTGTCACCGAGCGCGGGGTTGAGTTGGTTCGCCGCGCGGGCACCTTCGATGAGTTTTGGCAAGGCTTCCGCGAACGCGCCGCCCAGTTCCTCACTAGCGCCAGCGACGGCGGTGTTCGCCAACTGCATGAGGCGCATTTGCGTAATCGTGCCGCCCGCCGCCGAGCTGAGTTCGTTCAGCAAGGCGGGCGACTTACCAACCGACGCCATAACGGACTCGAACGAATCTCGCGTCACGATGGATTGCGCGCCGAGGTTGCCTAGTTCTACGGCTACCTTGCCGATCTGCACCGCCGCCGCGGCAAAACCCGCGCCCGTCAGCGCACCGGCAAAACCACCCAACCCGATTTGACCGAGAACCTTGTCCAGCCCGCTGAACGCACTACGGAGTGAGTTAGCGCCCTTGACGCCAGTCGTGCCGATGGCATCAAGTTGCTTCTCAAGTTTGTTAGCTTCGTTGGTGAGCTTCGCAAAGTTGCGCGTATCGGCAACCGTGATGTCGATCTTGCCCTTCGCCCGCAACTGCTCGATCTCGGAACGCAGTTCAACCAGGCGCGCCGAAGCCGACTTCAACGCAGGCGAAACGTTATCCTTACCTTCCAGGTTGATGTTGATGTTTCTTGCCATCTAGCAATCCTGACATCATCGAACGGTATTCGGCATCCAACAGGATGTCGCCCGCGTCGGCCTCGTCGTAGTCCCTGAACGTCCAGCCGGGATGTTCAGCGATGAACTTAGCCCGGTCAAACCACCGGATCGCCTTTTCGGGAGCTGTCTCCTGCCAGCCTTTTAGCGCAGCAAACAGCTCCCTCAGGCTTCCGGGTCAAGTTTCTCATCACGCGCCGCGGCCCAAATGCGGCCCTTCCACCAGGACCACTGTTGCACGCTCAGCCCAAGCACATCCTCTTGCCAGTTCACTACGTTCTCGTCTTTGTCCACGAAATGCGCGTTGAGCGTCACCTTGACCGCGAACGCGTGCGCCGCGGTCAGTGTATCGCCATCCAGCGCAATCAGTTCGCGCATCGGACGATTCGCCACGCCCGCGATCTCAACCCAATCTTGTCCGTTGTCGTAACGCATCCAGCCTCCCATTATGCCGGCGAAGTCCATGCGCCAACTGCCGAGGCCGACTCGAAGGTAAGCACGCATTCAGCCAGCGCATCCAGACGAATTGTGGTTACACGTTCGACCAGCTCCATCGACGTGTGCGTGTAGGTGTTGGCGGTTGCCGTGCCCTTCGCCATGTCAACGAGCAGAGTGCCGGTGTCATTGAACGCGATCGCCGTTTGCAGCCCATCCGCGAAGGCGTTAACACTATCCTGCAGTGTCACAACCACGCGCGCGGTGGGTGCACCCTTCGGCCCCAGTGGATCGGCCATCGTCACATAGGTCGCATCCGAACATACCGTCACGTCCAACTGTTCGGTGGCCGTCTTGCCCGTGTCGTTGATTGACACGTTGAGCAAGCCCTCAAAAACCTTCGCGCCTGCACCGGGATCGAACGATACTTCGGCCAGTCGCCCGGTAAACTCAAGTTGTGCCATATTGCCCCCTTATGCCGCGTTGGCCCATGCGCCCGATGAAGAATCCAGCGCGAAGGTAGCCGTGAACGGCACGACGCCTGCGAACGGCGCTTCGGTTTCGAACGAACGAAAGACGGCGTTAGTCTGCGTGAACCAGTCGCCGTCGGCCGCCTTCTTCACGATGATGGTTCCGGTAGAGTCGATGGCCTTCGACAAAATGCCGCTATCGGCTTTATCCGTCACGGACAGATAGCCTTCGACAACCACCTCGCAGGTCGCCGTACCCTGTGCGCCCAGCGGGTCGGCCATGTACGAATAAGCCGCGTCAGCCGCGTGCGTGATGTCAATCGGCGTGGCAGCCGGTCGGCCGCGCTCCGTGATCGTTACCTGCCGACAACCCGTCAGCACGTCCGCGCCACCCAACAGCAGCACCGAAGTTGCTGACTTGGCCGTATACTCTTCATGTGCCATGTAGTGCCTCCAAACTAAGTAAGTCCACCGACGCCCAACACGTCGATCTCGAAAAGCCAGCCGAACAACTGCTGACCGCCCCATTCCAACCCGCCGAAGGTGTAGCGAATCTCCAGCACCTGAATCACCGTCCCGGTCATGGTTCCAGCCGCGTACAAAGCCCGTGGAATAGTATCGCCCAGTGCTATCACGCGTGCCCAGTCCGTGCGCAGATATTCGCGCGGCGTCGAGACCATGAGTTGCAGCGTGTGTTCGCCACTCTCGCGCCCGCCGCAGGTGATCTCCTGAAACGTGCCGGACCCCGGGTAGACCATGCCGATCACGCCGCCGCCCGGTATCTGCTCTGGTGGAATGTCAGGTGCCATGCGGATGCCCGACACACCGCCCACCACGTCCTGCACCGCCGCGCAGATTTGCGCCAACGTCGGCATGGTCGTCATGATGTGAACTCCTTAGCCGCAGCCACTTCGCCAAGTTGTTCGACATGGCCCTTGACGGCGAAGTACGTTGGTTCGATGAACGGGCGCGGCGGATTGCCGCCGCGCAGCCCAATGCTGCGCGCCACGGCGAACGCCTGCGGCTTCGGCAGTCCGGTCGCGCGCATGATGCCCTCAGTTGACGGCCAATGCGTCGCGACATGGTTGAAGCCGCCCGCGCCAGGCCGCCCCGTGCCGCCCTCGATGAGATGTGCCAACGGCGACTTGACGTAGATGCGCGCCCACCTCGGCGGCGTCAGGCCGTCCGTCATGCTGCGCACCTTGCTCTTCAGCGTGTTCGGTGCCTGCGCGCGCAATTCCTGCTTGACGTACTTGATCGCCGTGTCGTACCAGCGAATCAGCGCGGCCTGCGCGTGCTGCGGATCGAGTTGCTTGACGGCCGCATCCATGCCGGTCATATCTATCTTGATCTGCATTACGTCACCGCCAGGTTGCGATACGGGTCGAGCAACCACAACACATCCGGGTCCAGTCGACCGATACGCATCATGCCCATCTCCGGCGAACCAGAAATCCCAAACGGTGCATCCTTGCGCTTGAAAATGCGGTACGCCTGGATCAAGCAGGCTTCCTTGACGGGCGGCGGCACTTCGGGCCAGCCCCAGGTGCCGGTCAGCCGCAGCCCCTTACGCACGCGCGGGAAGCCGTAGTCACCGTCCGGCGTCGTGGCGATCGTCAGGTAGGGCGTGTTCGTGCCGGCGTTTTCCGGCAGCAGATCGTAGTCCGTGGCGGCCCACGTATCCTCGTAGGTCCGGTCGCCGTCCGCGTCCGTCGCAACCTCAGTCAGACTTACGCAGTCATCGATCAGCACTTCATCCGCGTCCACCGGCGTAAAGTAGCGCACCGTACCCGGGACCGTCTTACCGAATGAGCGGTTGCAGTAGCCGTCGATGCTGCGGCTGCATGCCTCCAGCACCGCGCTCAGCACCGTATCGTCGGTCGTGTCCGTGATGCCGATGCGCGTTTTTAGTTCGCCGATGGTCGCATAGTTCATGCTCATTTGTGGCTCCGCTTCGACTTGGCCGCCTCCGGTTGTGGATCTGCGTCAAGCGCCTCTTCTTCCACAACCACCACAAGCGGCTTGGCTTTGACGACCGGCAGCGGCGCCGGATCGTTCGTCAACATTACCGCACCGCCAACCTCGCGCAGCAACCGCGCCGCCAACTCGGCGTCGGCAAGGTCGATCACGTCGCCGGGTTGATACGCCACCCCGGCGAACGTGCATGGATTCTGTACTCTGTAATACATCTACGGCTCCCTTACTTCATCGCTACACTGGCGTGACGGTCGCGCCCGCGCTGATCGGCTGCCACAGGATTTCCCAGGTGATCGCCCCGGTCGAAGCGGCCCCGGAGTGCTGCGCGATGTAGCCACTCGTGACGCACGTCGCCACTACCGGATTGGCCTGCCCCGGCGCCAGCGCACCAACCACCGTAGTGGAGGCCGCTGCATTCGCCGCCGTTCCGGTGATCGAAATCAACGAACCGATGGCAAACTGGTCGATGTCCTTCGTCGCGCAGATGTCATACGCGGCCAGACTATCGCTCAACACCTGCAGCTTGACAGCCGTCGCCTGGTGCTGAATCGCGGTTGTCACACGCCCGATGATCGCCACAATCAGGATGCTGCCCGTGTAGCGAAACAGGTTCGTGGCATCGGCTGCCACCGTCGCCACGGACTTGATCGCCCGCTGGTAAGAGACAGGCCGCAAGGCATCTTGTCCATTCAGGTATTGCGCCATGTCACCACCTCACGAGAAGATCAACTGCACGCCGATGGTGCGACCGTCGGTGTTGATGTAACTCACCGCGAGTTCGTCGCCGGGCAATAGCAGCATACCGAAATCTGTGTTGAAGATATCCGTCGTGCTGGCCGCTGACAGGTCGATCTTGTAGATCACCAAGTCATGTTCTGCGCCGTCCACGCTGCGCAGTGTCAGCGTAAAGTTTTCCGAAGTCGTCGGTGCCGCAGACACATGCACGCGCAGTTCTTTGAGATACATCGGTGACGTGACCGGGCCGAACGTGTGCGCAATGGCACCCCCGGCCACTAAGAAGACATCTCGCCTGTAATTTGCCATTGTGCCTCCATTGGGCCGGTCATCTCACGACAACCGGCCCCGGTCCTTACGGATTCTGAATCTGGATCGCCCTGATCCAAGCGACCTGGCTGGTCTCAGCCGCCGTATCTCCGGTCGTAAACTCGAAGTGCGGCGTCATGTGTTCATCGTCCGGGAATGCGGCATTAGACGCCGCCACCGTCGCAGCCAATACGCCATTGACGTAGGCGTATACATTCGTGCCGTCATAGTAGAACTCAAGCGTCACATCGGTTGCATCCACAAACGTATGCACGCCTTCAACCGTCGATGCTGCGCCATTTTTGGCGACAGAAAAGCCACAGCTTGTCGAACCATCTGCCTTGGTAAAGACAATGTAATCATCTGGAGCTGCCGTGTTCCAGTCGTCATCAGCCGTACCAAGCCCCACCCACAGCTCGCTCTGCGTCTTCTCACTGATCTGGAACTTGGCCCCGAAGTACAGCGGCCATGCAGCCGCACAGTAAAACGGCTCCGTGATCGGATGGATGTTCACGCCGTCATTGTCTGCGCTGTCAGTTGTGATCAGGAACGCGCCGCCTGCCACGCCTGCGACGTCCGCAATTGTAGAACCATTGACAACTGATGTTTTCCACGCGGCCAGGCTACTTGCCGCTTGCAATGCCAACGGCGCCCGCAGTTCTACCTTCGCCACATTCGGCCCGAATGCATCCAGCCAACGGTGCGGATAGGCATTGTCATAGTAAACGAGGTTATCGTTTACCGTCTTGGTTGCGAGTACTGCCATATCACACCCCCTATGCCGCGGTCACGTAGGCGCCATCATCCAGCGGGATGTACCACATTGACCATTTCATTTCGCCGGCAGCAGATGCCGAAGTCTTCAACTCCAGCGCTCCGACAGACAAGGCAACGGGCCGGTCTTGTAGCGCCACTTCGCCAGCCGTTGACAACAATGCGGCATCTCCGACAACGCCGGTGATCGAGAACAGCGCCCCGACCTCGTTCACGTTTGATGCTACGACTGTATCAAGTGCCTTCGCGGTGCCCGTAGTCGGATTGCTCTCCAGACTCAGGTTGCCAACAGCGCCAAGTTGCACGGTAACTTCGCCCAGGATAGCCGTCATGGCTACCCGACCGCCCACAATGTTGAACAACGCCCCATTGGCCGTCTGTGGTAGCGTCGCCGTTGTCCGGTCCACCCGGATACCTAAGTTCGTACCCATCAAGGCCAAACGTGTCGATGCGTTATAGTGTGGCATTTCGTTTCTCACTTTCCGGGGAGGCCATTTGCGACCTCCCCTACTTCACTCAGTCAGTCAGGGCCGTAGGCGACTGGCCGACACAGCTCATGTAGCGCGGCTGCAGGTAGCAGACTGCCGAAATGTATTCGGCAGCGGCCGGAGTCGTCGCGCTGAAGGCGATGCAGTCGTAAGTCTCGCCCAGGTCAGCCGGATCGATCTCGAAAATCACGATCTTGTTGGCCGCAGCCGCGTTCAACGTATACGACGTGGCCGCGGTGCGCTCCACCAGCGTGTCGTCGGTTGCGGTCGCCAGGTTCGACCAGATTTTGACCACGTTGGTAATAGCGGTAGAGCCGGTCGGTGCGACTGCCGTCGCCTTCAACGGCTGCAACACGACGGCGTTGCCGTTGCCGTCCGCGTAATGGATCACCAGCCAAGCCTTGTGCGCGTTCTTCAGGCTGATGTAGTCACTCGTGATGACCGCACCCGCACCAACGGCCGGCGGGGTCAGTTCCACGATTTTGCAGTTCTCAGGAAGGCTGAAAGTTGAGCTCATCTCTATACTCCTTACCGGGCCGCCAGCGCGATGAACGGCGAAACGGTCGTGCTGCTGTTGAACAGGGTCAGATCATCGTGCCACCACGGCTGCCCATCCACACGGTAGACGAACCGGAACACGGTTTCGTCGTTGGTGAAGCGGACGTGCATCGAAACGGCGCTCTGAATCCCGCCTTTATCTACCAGGATGTACTGGCCCATGTCGGCGAGGATGATGTCGCCAACGTCGCCCAGCGTGTCGGCCTGCTCGATCGGGATAACCGGCTTGCCGAACAGCGTTCCGTAAGGCGACGCGCTCAAGCCACCGGGCGGCATGTACGCCGGTGCGCCGCCAAGCGCAACCGGCATTTCTAGCCGGAAAAGCTGCGGCTCGACGTTCTGATGGATGAACCACACCGCATTGGTGCGGCTCGGCGCATACATCCGTGACCACATGTTCATGATGTTCTCAGAGATCACGGTGTCAACGCCCTGCCCGCCTTCGGCGGCCACAGTCACCAAAGCGGGCGAGGCCAGGATGCCCAGCGGCATACCGGCGCCCGTGCCACGGATCACAGCGTCGTCCAGTTTGAAGCCGATCTCTTCGGCGAACGCCTGCGAAAGCACCTGCTCAAGCGCGCTGGCATCCTCCAATAGTTCGTCGGTCACGTAGGCCAGGCCGGTCAGCTTCTTCAGGTTGAACTCAAGCTGGCGAAAAGCCGGGGTCGCATTGGTCTTGTCGCCCGCCTCGGCCGTCCAGTACGCCCGCACGCCGCCCCAGCGGCTGCCGTCCGCGCGGGAAGTCTCGGCAATCGCGTTGATCTTCAGACTGTTCGAGTTGTTCGACAGCTGGATGCGCCGGCAGCGATTCGCAACGACTGCGGTGCTGTAGGTGCGCTTCAGCAGTTCCGCGCTGAAGTCCTGCTGCACGAGGAAGCCGCCATCGGAAGGCGAACCCTCGCTCATGCCCATGACTGCGCGCAAGGTCAGGCGCGGATCGACAAACCCACCCGGGCGGGCGGCGCGCAGCACAGCCTGGGCCTGTTCGCCAAAGCTGCGGAACTTGGTCGGCGTGCCGGCCACCTCGCGCTCGCTAAGCTCGGGCCGAGTCGGCTCCTGGTGGCTGCGCACGAACTCCTCTTCATGCTTGCGCAGTTCTTCCTCGCGCTCGATGCGGGTGCGAAGTTGCTCGGCATGGCCCATATAGTCCTGGTAGTTGCGCGCCTCTTCGACGGTCAGTTCACGACCCTCGGCGTCAGCCGCATCGACCATAGCCCGCGCCTTCGTCACCCACTCAGTGCGCTGCTCACTCATCTTTGCGATATCCATCGTCATACTCCTATTTGTGCAAGTTGCTCTTTGTACCATGACAGCGGGTGGACGATGAGTGCCGGGCCGCTTGTCGTCTTGATAGCCGGGTGCGTTTCGTCTGCTGAGTGCTCCGTAGGATGCGGGTCAGCATCAGGCGCAGTGGCCGTATCGCTGATGTGGGACTGGCACAAGTCCACCAGTCGCCGCAGCAGTATCTTGTCGTCGTCGTCCAGCGTGCCTTGGCGCAACCGCACCAGCACATCTGCTAGACTCTCTACGTCCAGCCCATCGTCAGTGAGTAACTTGCGCACCTTCGCCTCCGTTGCCGGGTAAGCGGGTCGCGCCACAATGCTCACATCGAATAGCTTGACTTCCTTCAGCACGCGCACGCGCGGCTTGCTGGCATTCGAATCCCAGTCGGTCTGCACCGGCACGAACCCGAAACTGCACTTATTCATATCGCCCCGGCGCATCTTTGGGATAAGGCGTTGCACGTCAGGGTCGCTTGGTTCCAACACCGACCGGAAATACAGCCCGTGTTCATCCTCTGATAAACTCAGCGTGCCGGCCCGCGTCGTTGCAAGCGGCAAGTCAGCATGCTCTACCAGCAGCGGAATGTTCTGGTTCTTGATCGTTCTGGCGAACGCGCCCGGCAGAATTCGTTCCCGAAACTTGCCAAGGTCGTACTCAAATAACACCTCGCTAAGGCTACCGAACACCGCGGCATAGCCCTCCACCGTCGGCGCGCCCGTGTCACCATCGACTCGCAGCTCCAAGTCTTGCACCAGCATGTCACGCCGCTCAATACCGTCATTCTTCGTCTTCATCATTCCCATCCTCTGCCGCTGGCTCTGCCTCCGGCGCCACCGGCGCAGGCTCCGGTGGATCAAGCGCGATCTGCGCAGGAACCATGTTCGCCGGCCACAGGTACGTCTGGCCCTCTTCGCCACCGATCGGATTCATGTTTTCAAGCTCACGAATCTCATCGGCATTCAGCCAACCGTTTAGGCGCGCAATCTGGTATGCCTGGCTGCGACTTGTAATGTCGCCGCGCAGCAAGCCGTCTACCAAATGCTCGGCAAAGTGCGTGCGCTTGCCATCACCCAGAGCAAACAGATCGCGCTTCAGCGACTGCTCGATCTGCACCAGCCACGGCGTCAGCGTGAATTTCGTAAACTCCAGGCTTAGGTGCTCAACGTTCGAGAACGTCGCGCGTTCCAGGTCGTTGATCATGTGCAGTGGCACCCGGTACAACCCGGCGATCTCCGACCGGCCATATTTACGGCTCTCGATGAACTGCGCTTGCTCCGGTGGCACGCCGATAGTGGTCCACGAAATACCCTCTTCCAGCACGGCGACCCGCTGGCTGTTGCTAAGTCCCCGGTGCGCTTGTTCCCAGCGCGTTTTTAGCTTCTTCGCAGCTTCATCACTCAGCTTGCCGGGATGCGTCAGGATGCCGCCCGGCCGCGAGTCATTGCCGAAAAAGCGCGCCCCGTACTGCCGCGTGGCGAGATCCATGCCGATCGACTCGGCGGCCTGCTGGATGGGCGAATAGCCGATAATGCCGTTCGATGATAGCCCGCGCCAATGCATGATTTGGTACGCCTGAAAGCGTTTGGTCTGCCCGTTCGGCAGCCGGTAGTCATACACCAGGCGCCCGTCGTCGTCGCGCGTCGGCGTCATGCGATCTGGCCGCAGCGGCCACAGCCCGTTTACGCCAGCGTCACTCAGCTCGATCTCGGCATACGCATTGCCCCACAGGCAGACATGCCCGACCAGCGCGGCGCGGAACTCGTAAGAAGTCATCTCGCCGTTCGGCTGATTGTGCAGGATCGAGTACAGGCGATGCTCCGGCGACCGTTCCTTACCCCCGTTCGGCAACCGGCGATACACCAGCAGCGGCAGCGAGGCGATGGTTTGCGCCAGCACATTGACGCAGGCATACACGACCGTGCTCGTCATGGCCGAGGATTGGTCGATCCAGACGCCGACGCCGGACGGTGTGCCGCCAAGCTGGTGATCCATCCAGCCGTCAAGATCACTCAGTGACATCGTGCGCTTTTCGGATCGCACCAGACTCGCTAACCAACCCATCAGCGCCCCCTATCTGCGCGCGAGGTGGCCGCGCTCCAACTGCCCAACAACAACAGCAACGCGCCAACCGCAACCGCAGCCCGTTCCAAGCCCAACCAGAATGCCAGCCCAACGGCCAACAATATAATGCCAAGCGTAATGAAAATAAGTTCCGGCGCGATCTCTCTCACAGCAGCAACATCTCACGTTCTTCGTATACGCTCGGGCCACCGACGCCGGAGGCCAGCGCATCGTTGCGCGCCTCCCAACTCAACGCCGCAGCCATCGCCAGGTCGATCTTGTGCGGCGAGTCCGGGCGTTCCTTGTAGATCGTCCAGAGCGCCATGCCGTTCTCGTCGCGTAGCGTCAGTATCCGGCGACAGGCATTGCCGATGTGCCGCGCAAAGTGCGGGTTGCCGTCATGCGTCAATTCGCCCGAAATGATTGCATTGGCGTAGGACTTCACCGCGTAAGCCATCGGCCGGACCCGGTTCGTCCACCACTCCAACACGCGCTTGTCGCCGTACTGCCCGGCCCACTTAGCAACATACGTCTCCCAGTAAGGCGGGTCGGCATACATGCGCCACACGTCCCAGCGCATGAACGCCTCTTCGACCGCGGCCTCCACCTCGTCAACCGGCACTTCCCATTCTGTGACGCCATGCGGGTGTTCCCACACGCCAAGCACCCACTGATAGCCGGACTCGACGTGTGTCGCCACCAGCCCGGTCGCATCGTGATACCGTGAGCCGTCGAAGCCTATCGTTATCATGTCACCGTCAGGCGGCGCATAGTCCGGCAATGCCAGTTCCTTCCAGCGCAGCGCATCGAACGCCCGGTCACTCGCGCGCACCAGCCGGTTCAGCCACACGCGCTCCAGGTAGCTGCGGTCAGCCGTCGGGTCTTGCCACTGCTCAACGATGCCTTCGATGTCGCTCCACACGGCGACCGGCCCCGAGGCTTCCAGCACCGCCGCCCGCACGCCTTCCGGCGTCGTCAGGTCATGCAAGTCGGACGCCTGTCGGTGGAAGAAGAACAGCCGCGAATCCGCGATCTTGCCGTCGGCCACCTGTCGCGCATAGTCCATCGTGTCTTCTGCGACTGAGCCTTCGCCCGGGGCAGGCGCGGTCGTTGTCTCCAGGCTCCAGGCGTCCGATAGCTTGCGCTTCGGGATGTTCGCCATCATGGTGCGGTGCGCCATGCGCAGGCGCGGCAGCGTGAAACGGTGCGTCTCGTCAAAGACCTGGAACGTGGTGCGCGCACCGTCGCGCGCATCCGGCGCGGTCGCCAAGCTGACCGCCTTGCCGTCGCCGCCTTTACGCAGGATACGCTCCATGCCAATGTCAAAGTCGTCGGCCAAACTGCTGTATGACAGGATCACCCGCAGCGCCCCGTACACCAGCTCATCTGACTGTTCTTCCGTGTAGGCCACCAACGGCACATACGGATCAGTCACGCCAACACCGACCGGCCGCCCGTAAGCATCCCAACCGTCGCAGCGCACCGGGCCATGTTGGTGCAGTTCGCAGGCGGCGATCCAGGCGGCGAATTCCGACTTGGCCCTGCCCTTGCGCAGTGACAAGGCCGCCCGCTTGAAGCGCCGTCGGCCTGCCTGCGGATGCCCCTGCGGATAGACCTCGTACATGCGATACACCAACGCCCGCTTTTCGTCGTCTAGCCGCGCCGGCTGCCCGCGCAGGTCGCCGGGTCCGAACACGAGATAGCCCTCGATGAAGTCGCACACTTGCGGCCCCAACGTCGGCCATTCATCCGTGATCGGCGGCACCATGAGTACGGTCATCCAGTCAGTACCTTCAACACGCTGCGCACATCCTCAATCGGTTCATTCGACGCTTCGCTGCGCCTGGGCGGTCGTTGCTTGACAACCGCTTCTACCCGTTCGACTTCCCACTGCAAACGCCGCCTGTCAATCGGCGTCAGGCCGAAACATTGCTGTTGCAGCCTGATCTCGGCGGCCAATTTTTCGCTGGGGGCGTTCCAGAACTCATCTACCAGCACGGCGAGCCGGTACAACCCGTGCGCATCTGCATCCAGGTATTCGTCGGCCATCGGCGACAGCCACACGTCACGCCACCACGCCCGCGTCATCTTGTGCCACTCGACGCGCTGCTCGCTGCCTTCGACTAGCCTTGTCAGCTTCGGCAAGGCCGGCACGCGCCGCTTCTGCTCCGGGTCCATCGTCAGCATCGCATGGCCCGGAGTTTTGTTCCTTCTTGCCCGTAAATTCGGGTCTTTCGGTATTGGACTAGGCATTTTCCTAAAGATTCCCCAGCTTGTACGGCGAAAAATCAGCT